AACGGTCACAAATTCACGATGCTTTTGGCGATTGATAATTGAATCAAAGTTTTGCCTAAACCAGTGTCGGCAAATATTCCTATTCTGCCTTTTTGAATTGCTTTCTCAATAATAAAACTTTGAAAGTCAAAAGCATCGTGAATTTGTGACCGTTCCGTTTCTAAATAGTAAAGTAACCCCGTTATCTTTTGTAAAAGGTAATTTAACTTATCACCATTACGTACATCAATTTTCATTTTGTAATATTCATTGACAAAACCATTCAATTTATCTAATTGCTCAATCATAAATTCATATATTTTTTTATTACTTCAACGGTATGTACAAAACCAAAACCAAATGTGGCAAAGTAACCTTTTGAATCTAAAAGTTGTAAAGTTTTGTATTGCTCTTTTATGTGGTCTGATTTCTTAAATGTAATTCCATCTTTTAAAAAAACATCTGATTCACTTCGCTTTACTTCAATAAACAAACCTTTGTATTTGCCTTTTGGCTCGAAAATAAGTAAGTCTGGTATTTTGTGTTTGGATCGTTGTTTACTCATTATAATTGCTCGATACTTACCTACATACACACCTGAGGCATCGGATGTGAATATTACGTTTGGATATTGTGTATTAATAAAATCACAAATTTGCGTGTGTATTATTTCTTCTTCTTTACTTTTCATAATTAAATTTAAAATGGTTTATCGTCAAAATCTTCATTATCTTTTTCGTTCCAATTTATCGGAGTGAATGTTGGTTTAAAATCTTCTTTTTTGTCATCTGAGAATAAGTTAAGCGAACCGTTCCAATTAATGTTTATATCACCTAATCCACCGCCTCGATGTTTAGCGGTTATAACTTGACAAAGTCCAATTGTAGGCATTTCACTTCCATTATCTTCCATATCATAATAATCAATACCATAATACTCAGGTCGCCAAAGAAACTGAACTACGTCTGCATCTTGTTCAAGTGCGCCACTTTCTCGAATATCTGATAACATCGGTCTTTTGTCGGGTCTGCTTTCAACTGCTCGACTTAATTGTGCAAGTGCTACGATTGGAATATTATTTGCAACTGAGAATGTTTTTAAGGTTCTACTAATTACCGTTAATTCATCATTTCTTGTGCTATTCTTTTCTTTATTTTCAATTAACTGAATATAATCCACAAACACACAATCACACCCCACCGTTGACATTATCATTTTAGTATTTAAAACAATAGTTGATAATTTCGAATGATTGAATATAAACAACTTTCTTGACTTCATCCAAGTAATGGCATCTTCATAACCTTTTAAATCAATTACAATGCCCTTAGATAGTTGTGATGGGCTTTCTTTCATCTTCAATCCAATGAATCTACTAATCAATTCTTTGTTTGGCATCTCTAAATTGTGAAATACTACCTTTTTATCTTCAAGTAACATTTGAAATGCGTTGTTAACCGCTAAGGCAGTCTTACCCATTCCTGGTCTTGCAGCTAAAATATACATTTTGCCTCCTTTGTAACCGCCCGTTAATTTGTCAATGTTTGCTAAGTTAGTTTTTAACCCTAAAGATATTCCAAGTTTAGCGTTGGTTATATCCGTTGTAAATTCATCAACTATATTTTCAATGGTTTGGTTATATCCTGAATCAATATCTTTGTTTATGTTTATGAGTTGATCTTGAATACCACCTAATAAATCAAAAGTATCTGTTGTTTCATTATACCCTTTTTGAATGGCATCACCGCAAATACGTATAACTTGTCTATTTATCCACTTTTCAATAATTATCTTACAAAAGTTTTCAAGTTCGTAATTAGATGAGGTCATTGTTTGAAGTTCACTAATATAAAAAGCCCCTCCACATTCATCAAGTTTGCCTATTCTTTTAAGTTCGTGAATTATTTTAATAGTAGTAATTTGACCATTGATTGACAAATCTAAAATACACTTGTAAATAATTTCGTGAGCTGGTTTATAAAAGTGATGAGGTTTTAAAAGTGTGTTGATTCTAAATATATCTTTTGAGTAAGTGATTAGATTACCTAATACTACTTGTTCAACTTCTATTGCTTGAGGTGGTAGTTTCATTTTATAACTTGATTTCGTTTGTATGTTGCTATTGTTGTTTGTGGTGGGTTCTTTTCATACCAATTGACAAAGTGATTCTTAACTTCTTTTTCAGGGTCTTTGTAATCTAAATGCTTACCTCTCAATTTTATGTTGTCAATAAATTTGTCAAAGATATCATTAAATTTTTCTACTGATTGAATACCTTTCTTTTTTCTAAATTCACTTGCCCATTCAGTATTTTTAAGTTTTGAAAAATCAAAATCTTCTTTTATATTGTTTGTTTGTTCTATTGTTATATTGTTATCTTGTTTATCTATACTAACAATGCTTTGACTGTGCTTTGTACCGTGCTTTGATAATGCTTTGTCTAGTGGTTTCGACTCTGCTTTGGTATGTGCTTTGGTAAAATTTACAATAGCAATTATATTGCTAGAGTACTGATTTGTTGATTTTTCAAGCAAAACTATAAATCCAAATTCAATAAGGTCATTAAGTCCTTGTGAGTATGTTTTCCAATTCTTAACTCCAATTGCCTCCATAACCATTTGTGAAGGTAGCCCAAACTTTTCTTTCCACCCTAAACGGTTACAATGTTCAATTGAAAAAAAGTAAATAGCTGCGTGAATAGGTTTCACTTTTTCTGGATTCTCAAAACTGAAATTCCAAAACTCTCGACTGAGTTCGTATGAGTTCATAATAAAAAATAAGCCGCCCCCGAATAGAAGTTTTGACTAGAAACATTCCATTGAGAGCGGCATTAAAGGTTAATAATATTTCTAGTCACTGCAAATATACAAATTATTTTGATACTAATCTAAAATAGATAATTGTTTATCTACTTTTTTGAATCTTTTATCAACTTCTTTCATATTTAAAATAGCTTGTTTATAGTAACTATCTTTTAACTCGATACCTATTGCCTTTCTACCCATTGAAACGGGGCTAAAAACATCACTACCTACACCCATAAAAGGACTTAAAACAACCTCATCAGGATTTGAATATAAATCTACTAATCTATCTAAAACATCTAATTGAGTTGGGGTCACGTGCTTTTCGTCATCTTCTTCTTTTGAATCGTGGTAAGGTATTACGTTACCCTCTCTAACATCATCCCATACACTTGATGCGTAACGTTGCCAAATGTAGTGATTCAATTTACTAATCTTATCGGTTTCTTTTGTTTTTAATAAATGATCCCACATTTCAATTTCATTAAAATTAGTTCCGTTTGAATTGTTGTAGGCTCTCAACATATTTGGTAAGATTGGAATTTCACCAGCGTAATGAGTTAAACCAAATGGATGAGTAACGGGTACTTTGTTTTCTCCTTTCTTTTTAAAAATCAAAATGTAATCAGGATTTGCGGTAAAACATTTGCTTGAATCTTCAACAATAAATTTGTGCATAAGGCTTTGAACCATTGTACGGATTCTAACTTTCAAAGGCTCTTTCCATACTGTTATTTTATTTTTATATTCAAACCCGTGTTTTTTATAAAGTTTTATAATCTCATTTGGGAAATCTGACAATGTTCCTGAAACATCACAAATATCTGTAACGTGTAATGCGTTAATTCTACCGCTTTTTGTTACCCTTGAAAGTTCTTTAACCAAGTATTCAAACTGTTGTAAAAATTCAGGAATATCTGAAACATTACTCATATCTCTTTCACTACTTGAATAAGTGTAAAGGTTTGCAAATGGTGGTGAGTAGATGGCTAAATCAATACTTTCGTCACCAAGTGTAGGCAACACCTCCATACAATCGGAGTTATAAAGTGCGTAACGGTCTGTTACTACTTGATCTTTTACTTTGTTTTCTGTTTTCATTTTTATATAAATTTAGGTTTAATGATTTCTTTGTTAAATTCTTTTACTTTGTTCTCAAATGAACGGTTTACATTTTCAGTAAGGTTTTTGTGTAGTTCTATTGCTTTTGCGGTCTTTTGTTCCAACGCTTCTAATACCCTTGTTTGACCATCTGAAATAACCATATCAATAGTTACATCATTCTTTTGACCAAACCTCCAAAAACGTCTTATAGCTTGATAGTATTGTTCATAAGACCACGTTGGATAAAATACTGAATGGTTGCAATGTTGCCAGTTTAAGCCCATTGAAGTCATTTTGGCTTTAGTTATTAATCTTTTTATTTGACCGTTGGCAAATGCTAATAAGATTTCCTCTTTTTTCTCGATTGATTGACTACCTATAATTTCGACCGCTTCACTATCTGAATGTTTTAATAATGAACTTTCATTGTTAGTGTTACACCAATAAACGGAGGTCTTACCCTTTGCCAACTCGATAGCTTTTTCACATCTTTTTTCCTCAGTCTGTTTTTGTTCGTGTCTTACTTCGGTCATTGACTTTGCAATAGGTGTAAACATTGTTATCTGACCGTTCACATCAAACATTGATTGATTTTCTACAATATGTCTATTAACAATTAATTCAGGTAATCGGTAACGATCATTTGAAAATCCTAAATCGGATGGCATCTTTACCATTATAGCCCATTGATTAACCCACGCAAAAAAATCTTTTTCAGCGTGTGGCTTTAAATAAAACTTTTCACCAATGTTGCCACGACCTCCAGTATCGTTTTGGTTATTCTTGAAAAACTTTCCCAGCATATCCATATAACCCATATAACCCAACGCTTCGCTACTTGTACCCAATTCAATAAAGTCATTTGGTGATGGTGTCGCAGTCGATAGGAATCTATAAGGAATCTTTTTTACAAAACTTGTAACTTGACTTTTAATTTTACCATCAAAGTTTTTAAGTATTGAAGATTCATCTAAAATTACACCAACAAAGTCAGATTCATTAAAGTAATGTAAACGCTCGTAATTACAAATAACAATCTTTTTTGTGTGCGTACCATCCTTTGAATATTCAATGTCATCTATGCCTAGTTTCTCGGCTTCTAAAATGAATTGAAAAGCAACTGCCAACGGTGTAAGTATCAATACTTTTTTATTTGTGTGGTTTATAATGTTTTTGGCGATTGATAATTGAATCAAAGTTTTGCCTAAACCAGTGTCGGCAAATATTCCTATTCTGCCTTTTTGAATTGCTTTCTCAATAATAAAACTTTGAAAGTCAAAAGCTATTTCAGGGATGTAATTAGCTTTGAATCCAAAGTCACCTATTGAGTGCCTTTTCTTTTCTAAAAATTCGTTGTATTCCATTTGTTTATTAATTTATAAGTACAAAAATACCGTTTACATAAACTAACTTTAGATAATTTACATAAACGGTAAGATGTTAGGTTGAGTAATTATTTAAAACGCTTCATCTGACTTAGGCAATCCCTCACCGCTTATTTTCCACGCTTGTAAGCTAACGTAATACTTACCGTTATACTCATTGCCTCTTACATTGAATCCAACTGTTACTGGTTGCCCTATACCGTAGCTATCAAGTAGCTTACATTTGTCTTTGACAAACTCTAATTTGATATCCTGAGGATAGTCGCCTTCAGTTGTGATAACGATT